CGAAAGCCGCCGCGAAGAAACCCGCCGGACACGGCGGATTGGCGGACAAGCAGGGCCCGTTGAGTAAGCAGGACAGTGAACAAACGGGGAATCGGCCGGGCGCGGGGCCGCAGGTCCAATGATCTGCGACACGTGCGGCGCGACACTCGCGATTGGCGATTGGGCCTTCTGCCCCCACGGGCGCGGGACGTCCGTCGCGATCGGGGACGAGTTCGTGGGCGGCTTCGTCCAAAGAAATTTTGGCGACCAACCCGAGATCTTTTATTCCAAGAAGGCCATGCTCGCGCGCGCCGATGCACTCGGGTTACAGCCGTTTGTGCAGCACGCCGGTGAGCACGAGCAACACCTCACGAACTGGGCGGCCGGCGCGACTGAGAAGCAGCTCCGCGATGCGGCCGAACTGCTCAGCCGGAGATCGCGGAGGACCGCGACGCCAGGCGTGGTGTGTGAGACGCTCGAAACATCCGTCCGTGAACTGACGATCGGCGTCCGCGCGCCGGTGGAGTCGTAAATGCTGATCAGTCCGTTCACGGGGGGCCCAGTCGTCGCGCAACAGACGCACGTGATGACGCGCGCGGCGCTGCACCGGTTTCTGGAGTTTGACGCGCTGCTGCAGCAGATGGGCTGGCAGATCATCTGCGCCCGCTGCGCGGACCGTTTCGGGACGCTGAACCTCGCGGGCGTGCGCGGCGACAACGACGTGCAGGCGCAGACGTACCGCGTGGAGTGTGCGTGCTCGGCGCATCTGTTCGATGCCTCGTCACACGTGTGACTGTCGTGTCCCGTTGGTGATCACGCGACCCAGTGGGGCCGAGATCTGTCTGCGGTGTGGCTTACCGCCGCCGCCGACGCCGGCCACGAAGACGGCTCGACCGTAAGTCGATCGCGGGCCACCCGTGGCAGAGGTGGCAGGGGGAACACATGAGCGACGATCTCTCAGGCGGTAACGCCGGCGCGGTCAGCACGACCGACGCGTCGGGTGGGGCCTCGCCCGCCTCACAGCCCGAGTCTTCTGCGGACCACGCTAGCTCGGCGGCACAGAGCACGCAGCAGACCGGATCCACCGACAGCCCCGATCGTGAAGGCTTTATCCCGCGTGCGCGGTTCGATGAAGTCAATACGCGCATGGCCGCCGCGGAGAAATTCCGCGAGCAGTACCGCTGGGCCGAATCGGTCCCGCGCGAGCAACTCGAGCAGATGTCGGCGTGGTATGCCCGCTATCAGGGTGACCCCGGCGAGTTTCTCGAGCGCGCGTACCAAGAGGCGCTGAGTCATCCCGTCCACGGCGCGACCGTGAAATCGCGCGTGGGTCGGATGCTGGCGTCGCTGCGGGCGCCGGCCACGCCGGCCCCGGACCCGACCTTCGAGCCCGATGTCCCGGTGATGAACGAGCAGGGGCAGATCGTGAGCCGCACGTATAGCGCGGACCTCGTGAAGCAAATGCTCGCGCACGAAATCGGGAAAGCGGTGCAACCCCTCCAGCAGGACTACGACACCCGGCAGGAAACCGCCAAGCAGGCGCAGGCGCGCGAACAACGCCAAGCGCAGGCCTATGCGACGGCCGATGCCGATGTCGCGTACGTCACGAAGCGTCCGCTCTTCAACGAGCACAAGGCGGACATCCTTGCGGCGTTCAAGGCCCATCCGTCGATGACCATCCGCGAAGCGTACGACTACGTGATGGACACCACAGTCTTGCCGGGGTTCGGGCAGAAAGCCGAAGCGAACGTGCTGTCCGATCTCCAACGCAAAGCCGCTGCACAAACGGTGGCCCCGGGCACCCCGAGCGGGCCTCCAGGCCTCCCGAAGTTTCAGAGTTCGCGAGACCTGATCCAGTACATGCACGAGCACCCTGAGGTCGCCGAGCAGTGGGCGAATCGCTAACAAAGGAACACCTCCATGCCAGTGCCCAATGACGGACAAACGATTGCGGCGAGTTGGAATGCGTTAGTCAACGCCAAGCCGGAAGACAACTACTTTCCGGAATTTTGGACGTTGAACCGCATGAAGAAATCAAGTGCGTTCAAAGCCGTGGACGGCGGCGACCTCGCCACCGCCTCGATCATGTACGCGGCCAATGGGACCGCGCAGTGGTACTCCGATCTGGAAACCCTGAACACGACCCGGCAGGACGTGTTTGACCGCGCCGAAGTCTCCTGGAAAGAATGCGCGGTCACCGTCGCGCAGTCCGAACTCGAAAACGCCATCAACCAAGGCGGCGCGCAGAAGTTCGATCTCCTCGATGAAAAACTCGCGAACGCGAAGATGTCCCTGGACGATCTGATCAGTGCGGCGGTGCACAGTGACGGCACCGGGTCGGGCTCGAAAGAGTTCGGCGGGTTCCAGCACATCATTGCGACGGTGCCCACCACCGGCACGGTCCACGGCATCAACCGCGCCACGTTTTCGTTTTGGCGCAATCAGCAGGCGTCCGCGGCCAAGACGACGTCGGCGTACGACAACCTGCGCGCCACCTGGCGCTCGATCTACAACCTGTGTTCCCAAGGCTACAGCGGGAAACACCCGAAGTACATCACGACCACCCGCACGGTGTTTGAGGCGTTCCAAGGGCTCTTACTCGCGAATGAGCGGTTCACGTCGAAGGAAACCGCGGATGGCGGGTTCGAGAACGAGATCATGAAGTTTCAGGGCGCGATGGTCAGTTACGACAATGACTGTGCCGCGGGGAATGCCTACTTCTGGCATCCCGATTTCCTGAAGCTCCTGTATCTGAAGGGGCACTGGTACAAGGCATCCCCCGGTGTGGAACCGGCGAACCAGACCGCGAAGGTCTACAAGTTCCACACCATCGGCAACCTCATGACGACCAACGCCCGCATGCTGGGTGTGGCGTCGGGCACCACGTAAACCACGAGTGGAAGCCGGGGCGGGGACGATCCCCGCCCCGCCCCACTAACGAAGGGAGTCACAGACATGGCGCAATTCACCACAGGCCCCACCGTGCTCGGGCAAGATGACCTCGTCTCGTCCGCGACGGAGATACACCGACTCGGCACGCGGATCGTCTCGGCGGACGGGCGCGTGTTCCGCTACGCCAAGGCGGGCGCGACCCTCGTCGCGGGGAACGTGTTGCAGTCCTCCGCGATCGTCCCGAACCATCTCGCCAATACCGCGCCTGTCGTGGCGATTGGCGCGACGTCGTTCGCCTACACCCCCGGCAACACGGCGGGCGCGGCGAATCTGTACGCCGATGGGTTTCTCCAGGTCGATACCACGCCCGGGAACGGGTACACCTACGGCGTCAGCGGGCACGGCGCGATCACCGCCTCCACCGCGTTCACGCTGAACCTCAAAGATCCGATTCAGGTTGCGTTGACGACGGATTCGCGGATTGGCCTCATCGCCAATCCCTACAAGAACGTGATCCAGTTCCCCGTGACCACGGCAACCGGATCGCTCGTCGGCGTGGCGACCTACATCATCGCCTCGGGGGAGTGCGGCTGGATTCAGACCTGGGGCCTCTGCTCCGTGCTGACGACCGGCACCCCCGCGCTCGGCGCGGCGGTGTTGGCGCCGGGCACGGTGGCCGGCGCGGCCCAGGTCATCGTGGCGGCCGGGAACCTCATCGTCGGCCAGACCATCGGCAACATGGCGCAGGTCGGCGTGGACGGGAAAAACAACTGGGTGATGTTGCGCATCAGTCCGTAAGGTAACTTGTTTAGTATCCGTGAGTTACTTGGTGTGATTCGTCAGTCACGTCACACCGAAAGGACTCACGGATGCCTGACGAAAGGACGGGAGACAACATGGCTCTGACACTGCGCGAGCAGCGCACGAACTACGACAACGTCGCGGTTGGCGAGGCGATGGGACGGGAACGGACCATCGCCGGCGAGGCGGTCCCCCCGGCGATCACGACCGCGTATGGCGGCGGCGATAACCTCGCCGTCGGGGACGACACCCGCGACCCCGACAACATCGTGGTCGGCGAAGACACGCACCCCTATCTCGAACGCCCCGGAGGCGCGTAAGCATGATTGACGATCCGAAAACCCGCGTCCGACCCGTGGAGCCGACCGCTGAGGCGCCCCCCGCCGACCCCTCGATGGGGGCCGTGCTCGCGCAGATCGCCGCGTTGCAGCAGACGACTGCGCACCTCTTGGCCGATCTGAAATCGGGCGGTTCGAGCGAGACCTCGGTCATTGAAAAGCTGATCGACCAGCAAGAGCGGATGCTCGTGAAGTCGATGCCGGAAAATCCGCAGTCCACCGGCCTCAGCGCGTTTTTTACGCGGGAGGACCACGCGACGTACGGAGGCGTGAAACCCGTCCTGCGGTCGAAGACCGTGTGGGCGGGCCGCGTGCTCGACGGCGCCGTGGAAACGCCGGAGGAAATCCTCCTACTGAATCAGCTCCCGCATGGGGACTTCACGGTGACGAAGGCGGACGGGCGCCGGATCAAATTCCTGGTGCGTCACAGGCAGGACGACAACGGCACGTTGGATGAAGTGAACGCCTGGTTTCCCTGCAAGGGGATCGAGAAGCACAACCATCGCAGCCTGGTGGACTACTGCCGGCAGGTGTTGGGAGCGGCCGAGCCGACGCCGGACGAGTTGGCCCGCGAAATCGCGCGTCTCAAGGCGGAACTCGCGGCCCTGCGCGTGGGCGTCACGGCCGCGTAACCAGTCGGACGGCGCGGGTGTGCGGCGGTGTTGAGGGGCATGGCGGCCCACCCGGCCATCGCGCCTCCTGCCCGCTCGCGCTGTCCGTTACATAGGGGACGATGACTTACAGCGAACTGCTCGCAGATTTGTATCGGCGCTTGGGATACTCCAGCACGCCGGCGACGGAGGTCATTGCACGTCTCGGACAATTTCTGAATCAGTCCCAGCGCGATGTGCTGAGCGAACCGGGCATGGAGCGGCTATTAACGGGCACGACCACCTTCGCGTCGGTCGCGAACACGCCGCAGTATGGCCTCCCGCCGAGTGTGGCGCGCATCGTGAAGATCTACGAAGCGACGAACCGCACGGCCCTCCAGGGGTTGTCGCAAGACGTCTACCGTCAAGTGCAAGCCGACCCGACCACCCCCACCGGCACACCCACGCATTACGTCGATCTGGGGTTCGTCGGGGTGGCGACGCAACCCGCGGATGCGTCGGAAATCTTCGTCGATTCCACGGCGGCGGGGGATACCGGCACCGCCTACATCGAAGGCTATCGCACGGGTGGATATCGGGTGTCGCTGTCGGTGACGATGACGGGCATGACGGCCGTCAGTCTCGGCGCGGCGTATACCGACCTGGTGGAAATCACGAAGTTCTATCTCAGCGTGCCAGCGGTGGGCACGGTCACGCTCCACGAAGACGCCAGCGGCGGGACGGAGCTCGCGCGCATTCCCATCGGTCAGGCGCACGCCCGCTATCGACAGATCGCGCTCTGGATCACGCCGTCCGCCGCCGTGACCTATTCGGTGGACTACGAGCGCGACGTGTGGGACATGGCGAACGCGACCGACGAACCGGTGCTGCCGGTGCGCTTCCATCCGTTGCTGATTGACGGCGCGCTCGTCAGAGAAATGACGAAAAAAGATGATCGCGACCGCTATGCGATCGCGGTGCGCGAGTACCAGCGGCACTTGGGGAACCTCAAGTACTTCCTGATGGCGGGCGCCGATGTGCGGCCGGTGATGGGCCGGCGTCCCGTGGGGCGGCCGAGTCAGTTGGGCGGAGAGTTCCCGGCAGGGAGTTAATGGCGGCCCGTCTCGATCCCATCGTGGTCTCGGATCTGCGCGGCGGGCGCAACGATACCGATGCGCCGATGTCCCTGCCGCTGACTCAGGCGACGGAATTTTTAAACTGTGACTGGAAGGACACGATCTTCGCCCGCAAGCGGGGCGGGGCGACGGCCGTCAGCCAAACCGGCGGCACGACGTTTACCATCGGCATTCAGACGCTAGAGCGCCATGTGCCAGGCGCGGTGGAGACCGCCGCCGAACTCTGGGCGATTGACGGGGCCGCGACGCCCATTTGGAAACGACTAACCGGCGGCACAACGTGGGCCGACGTATCAGTGGCTGATGCCGTGAGCACGCGACCTCAGGATGTGCAAGGAGTGGCGCTGAACGGGAAGCGCTTCTTTGCGTACGACTCGACGGTGGATCGTCTGCATGTGTACGACCCTGCGACGTCGAACGTGCGGCGAGTCGGCATTAATCCAGGCTCCAGCGCGCCATCGGCGGCCAATAAGGGCTCTGGAACCAACGCGACCGCCGTGCTGCGCTACTACCGCGTGCGGTTTCTGCAAATCAGCGGGTCCAGTGTGGTGCGCAAGTCTGAGCCCACGCCCTCCGTGCAATTCACGCCCTCTGGATCTGGCGGCCTGGTCACCATCACGCGACCCACGGCGCCGGGCGAGGGTGAGACGCACTGGCATATCGAGGTGTCGCTGGATGATGCCACGTATTACGTCGTGACGCTGGCGGGTGGCGCCGACACGGCCGGTATCGCCATCGCGACCACGACCGGAGATGACGCGATCCCCAACCATTTAAGTGTGGCCACGCGACCCGTCTCTGTTCAGTTGGGATTATTCACACTCTTCCCCAGCGTGAAAAGCCTCATCACCGACGGAAACCGGATCCTCGGGGCCGGGGCGTGGGAAGCGTCAGGCGCGACAAGTGGCGGCAAGAACTCGCGCGTGTGGTTCACGCCTGTCTTGGGGAGCGCGGACAAGGGCGATGACGAGCGTGTACCCAACACGACCACGCAGAAAAACTGGGTGGACCTGAACGAGAACGACGGCGGGGCGATCACGGGCATGGGCGGGCCGCTCTCCGGCTTGCTCTGGGCCTTCAAGTATCGGCAGGTCTGGAAGCTCCAGCCGACCGGCGACGTGGTCGCGCCCTACATCCCGCGCAAAATGCGCGACGACATCGGCTGCATCCACCACAAGACGATCGCCATTGGCGACGACCAGTGGGGCCGCGCCGCGCTGTACTTCCTGTCCCATCGGGGGCCGTACCGCGTCACGCAGGACGGCGATATCGAGTATCTGGGCCGGGATAACGAAGTCACCTGGCGCGCGATGAATCTCGCCGCCACGACCGTCGTGGCCCACTCGACCTACTACCCCGATCGGCATCAGTGGTGGCTCTGGATCGCGACCGGCTCGAGCAATGACCCCGACGTGAAAATGATGTTCGATGTGCAGTTGGGCGTCGAAGACGAGCACAACCAGATCCGTGGGGGGTGGGCGAAACATACCGGCGACTCGGCCGGCGCCCGGTGCTCGTGCCTGTTCTCGAACACGATCGCGGCATCGATGTCGCGGGATCTGAAGCCGCATCTCGGCCGCAGTGTGGGCACGGTCATCGGCAAGTGCGATACGACCGATGTCGATGATTTCGGCACGGACTTTCAGGGGCTGGTCACCTCGCGCCCGCTGTTGATGACACCAGACCTCCGGCACAAGGTGGGGATGCGGGAGCCGACGCTCCTGGCCACGGCCCTCGCCGGCAGTGATGTGACCGTGACGTTGACCCGCGACTTCGGGCTGGAAACGCGATCGCAGGCGGTGAGCCTCGCGCCCACCGCGAGTGAAACCCGCGTCGTGCGGAAGGTCGAAGGCTTGGAAATGGGGGAAGCCGACGTTCTCCAGATCAGCGTGGGGGACAGTGCCGCGAACGACGAACGGTGGTCTGTCGATGCCCTCATCGTGCCGATCGTGCATCAGGAGCCGCGCTGAGTGCCGCTCACGATTCCTTACGACCGGTCCGGGGTGGATCCCAAAGTGGCGATGGTCATCGATCAGATCGTGGCGGCGCTCCAGACGTGGGCGGGCGCGGTCGAGGGCGTCAACGCCGCGGAGCGCTTGAACGAATTGACCTCGGGCGTGGCGAGCTTACCCACCGTGCAACTGGGCACGATTCTCCCGTATGCCGGGACGACCGCGCCGACCGGGTATTTGTTGTGCGACGGGGCCCCCGTGAGCCGCACGACGTACGCGAATCTCTTTGCGCTGGTCGGCACGGCGTTTGGGGTGGGCGACGGGTCTACCACGTTCAACGTCCCTGATCTCCAGCGACGGTTCCCGATGGGGAAATCGTCCAGCGATACGGTGGGCGGCACGGGCGGCAGTTTCAGCCACACGCACACCGGGGGGGCGGTGAGTGGGTCCACGGCGTCGGAGGCGAGCCATACGCACGGCGGCGGGTCGCTCTCGGCGGCGGCGGGTGGCGACCACGACCACGGCGGGACGGTGGATCTGCCCGACACCTCGACCGGCATGACCGCGGGGGGGACCGCCATGCCGAACATGGCGCACGTCCACGGGATCGTCGGGAGCGGCACGCACACGCACACGATCGCCGGGACGTCGGCGGCGGGCAGCGCACACAGTCACAGTGCGGGGACGTTAGCCGTGGGCACGTCGGGCAGCAATAATCCGCCGTATGTGGTGATCAACTACATCGTGAAGACCTGAACAGGTGACCTATGGCCTATGACGAGTTCGAGGACGATGATCCCTACCGCCAGCGGGTGCAGGCGAACTTGGGTGAGGTTGGCGGGCCGACCGATCTCGGGTCCGGTGGCATCGCCGGGCCGCAAGACGGCGGCTATCCCTCCGGGGCCGCCCCACAGGCGCCTCCGGTGAATCCCTACGACTACGAGAAGTTTCGGCAGGGGTGGCTCGACAAGGGCTTTGGCACCAAGACCTCCGCCGAGGACTTGGCGAACTACGCCAAACAGTGGGGCGTGACGATCAAGGGCGGCGATGCGGCCTACGACCCGAATGGGAAGTGGATTGCGGACCTGATTGGGGATGTGGGCGGGCGCAATACCCTCCAGTTCCTCAAAGGCAGCGCCGCGGCGAAGCCCCCCACGGGGATCAGCCCTCCCGGCGCGCTCATCGGCGGGCAAAGCGTGCCGGGCAGCAACACGGGGAATCCGAAAGTCGTGGGCGGCGGCGGCACGGGCGGCGCGCCCCCGGCGGCGAATACCTTCCTGACGGAGATTCGCAAATTGATCATGGAACGGCTCGGCAAGATGAGCTTTGACCCCTCGATGAGCGATCCCGCCTTGGCGGCGCAGAGCAACACGTACCGCGTGGCGCGGGAACGCGGCGCCACCGACGAACGCGCGGCCCTCGCCGAACGGGCGGCGGCCCAAGGTCAGTTGATGGGCGGGGCGTCCTCGGGGGCGTTTGACACCGAGATCCGCGGCATCCAAGAAGCGAAGGGCGAAGACATCGCCGGGAACGACGCCCAACTGCTCGGCGCGGAAGTGCAGCAGCGGCGCGCGGAAGTGCAGTCGCTCATGAACATGGCGTTGCAGTCGGGCGATGCAGAGTCCGCGCGAATGTTACAGATGCAACTCGCCAAGATGGATGAGGCGATTCGTCTGAAGCAACTCGCAGAGAGCAAGCGCCAATTCGATAACGACCTCGGCTATCGCAATCGGACATTCGATGACCAGTTTGGGCGCAACCTCAATCGGGACACGGAAGACGATTATCGTTGGCGCGTACTGTACGGGATGAGCTAGACGAGATGCTTCCACGTATCGCGCCGAACAATTTTCGATACGACGGCTTGCGTGACGCCGTAGTCGCCAGCGATCTCAGCCTGTGTCTTCAGTTTCGCAGCATAGACGCATCGGATCGCTCGCACGTCAGCCTCGGACACTTTAGCCTTGTGATTGTCTCCGCCGCGTGGGCGAACCGGCCAGCGACCTTTCTGCTTGCAGTCGCGCATGTTGTCGCGCTGTGTGCCAAGAAACAGATGCGCCGGATTGATGCAGTGGCGCACGTCGCATGTGTGACAGACCTTCAAGCCGCTTGGAATCGGGCCGTGTGTCAACGTCCACGCAATGCGATGCGCGAGTTCGCTACCCACGCCTCCGGCGTGTACGAGTGGATAGCCGCCGCGATTACGGCCTTTCTTCCAGAGCCAGCACGTATCGGTTTTGTCGGCGTAGGACCACAACCGTGTTTCGAGAGTGGGCGATGAATAGGCGAGCATTCACTCTCTATTTTACTACGGAGATCTGACGTCATGGGTATGACGGACACCGACATCAATGCCTTTAATCTGAACATTCGGCAAACGCCCTGGTACCAGGAGTGGTTTCAACAGCGCGGGCTGAATCCCAATCAGGTCAAGCTGAACGACCGCCAGCGGAACGAGTTGAAGGCGCTGGTGGAGCAGCAGGCCGGCGTGCAACTGCCTGGCGACATGAAAATCGATCCGGCGGGGAACCTGAACGAGAAGGGCGGATGGGCGGGCCTGCCGACGGGCGTCAAGATCGCCATCATCGGCGCGGCGGCCGTGGGGACGATGGGCGCGGCGGGCGTGTTCGGCGGGGCTGCGGGGGCCGCGAGTGGCGCTGCGGGTGGCACCAGTGCGGCCACCGGCGCGGGCGCGGCCGGGGCGGCGGGCACCGCCGCCGGGACGGGCGGCAGCTTTCTCGGCGCGCTCGGGGGATCGAAGGCGGCCCTTCTGGGCCTGGGCCTCTCGACGGCCGGGAAGCTCGCCGGCGGCGCGGCGGACCAGCGATCCCAGGACCGCGGCGCCCAGGCTGAATACGATCTGACGCGGCACGGGATGGAACAGCAGCGCATCGGGACGCAGAACAGCCAAGCGCTGCAGTACGCCACGGCGAAGACCGGCGCCGAACAAAACCGGATGCGGCAAGTCGCGAGTGCCGACATGCTCGGCAGCATGAAGACACCGACCGATCCGCGCGCACGTTTCGATAATGGCGGGCGCATGAGCCCCGAGACCATTGCCATAATGCGCGACCGCGCGATGACAGCGCTCGAGAGCGGCAGCGACGTCCCGACGATGCAACAGACGGAGGCCACTCCGCAGATGCCGGAGGGCAGCGGGATGGACTCCTTCCTGAATGCGCTGCGGATGGGGAGCACGGCCGTCGGGGCGCTGCAGGAATCGGGCCTCTTCAACAGACCGCCGCCGGACGAAGAAGTCCCCCGGCTGAACGCGGCGAATCAGGATCGCGTGAATGAGATTTACGGGAAGGTCAGGTACTTCTGATGGCGTCGAGGTTCACGCAGTACGGGGGCGCGGCCGGGGCCGACATGGCGTTGCGCGAGATGGTGGCGCAACGGATCGCGGCGCAGATGGAAGCCCAGAAGCAGCAGCAGATCGCGATCGAGAACCACCTGCGGGCGCGGCAGGTGTCGCAGGGCGACGCGCGCATCGATCTCGATGCGGACCAACTAGGGTTGGAGCGCGAACAGTTCACGGCCGGCGCGCCACAGCGCGAGGCCCAGACGGGCTATCTCCGCACGCAAACACAGGAACTGGAGCGCAAGCCACTGACCGAGGCTGATGCGAGAGCGCAAGCCGGGTTGCTACAGGAGCGGGGGCATCAGAACGAACTCGCCCAGATTCAGGCGCAGGGGAATCAGCAGGCGCGTGTGGCCGGGATTCGCACGAGCACGCAGCCCTCGTCTGCCGACGAACTGAAAGAGTTTGAAGCGAAGGAACAGATCAAGGCGAAGTACGGCGGCTCGCGTCCGTCCCTCGGCGCGGAACGGACCGCGCTCGCGTACTTCAATCGGGCGAAGACCGCCAGCGAAGAAATCGTGCCGCTCGAAGACGAGATCGCGAAGAAAAGTGTGGCGGGTCAGGCGCAGTTGCAGTACGCGCCGAACTGGGCCCAGTCCAACACAAATCAATCCTATCGGCAGTCGCAACGGGCCTTTACGGAGGCCAGACTGCGGAAGGAATCCGGCGCCGCCATTCCCACGGCTGAGTATGAGAACGACGCGAAAACGTATTTCGCGCAACCCGGCGATTCCCAGGAGACGCTTGCGCTTAAACGACGCTCACGGCAAGCCGTATTGGATGGCCTGAAATTCGCGTCTGGGAAGGCGTACGAGGAGTTCTTCGGCGAACCGAACCAGTCACCCGCCCAGCAGCCGGGCGCGCCGCGGGGCGGTGTCGTGCCGATGGTGGCCCCTGATGGGCGGTCCTTGATGGTGCCCGCTGACAACGTCGCCGAGATGGAAGCGAAGGGAGCCAAGCGGCGCTAATGCCTCCACAGCCCCAAAACGACCCCTTTGCGGCGTTTGTGGTGCAGGACGACCCCTTTGCCGCCTTCGTGGCACCAGAGGCCGCACCAGAGGCCCCACCGCAGGCGCACGGATCCGGGGGCGCCAGCGCGACGATCGGGGCGCTCCGGGCCGTCCCGGCCGCTGGACGGGGCCTCGCGCGCTTCGCGGCGAAGCATCCCGCCGGCACACAGAAGACCATCGGGGCCGGGATCTCCACGGTCGCCGGCGGCATCGGCGCGGGGATCGGGGGCGTGCCGGGGGCCGTGGTCGGCGCCTCCATTCGTGGTGTGACACCCGCGCAGAGCGTCATCCGCGAGACGGCCGGCCGCCTGGCGGGGGAAGCCCCCGCGGTGGCGAAGAACGCGGGCCGCGCGCTCGGCGTCATCAACTACGCCAAAGAGACGCCAGGCTTGATGCTGGGCACGAAGGATCTGATCGGCACCGGCACCCCAACAAAGGCGCTGGACCACTACGCCGAGTCGATGGGGCAGAAAGTCGTCCGCATCCTCGGGCCTGACGGCAAAGTCGCCATCGGCCCAGAAGCGCCGAAGGTCGCCGCAAAAGCGGGCGTGGCGCGCACGGCGGCGGGCAAGGCGGCTGGGGCGGTTGGCCGCATTCTGTCGCCGCTCTCGGTCATGACGGGCGCGACGGACTTCGCCCAGACGGTGGAGCCCACACGCACCGACATCGGCGTGATGGGCCTCGGGCGGTCACAACCCACGCCGACGCCCGACGAGACGGCGCAGATCGACACCCGCAATAAGGCGGCGATCGCGGCGCGACACGCCGAACAGGCCCGGCAACAGCAACAGGTCCGCGCGTGGATCCTGTCGCAATTGGGATTCTAAAGGAGCCAGAGGATGGACCAAGAGAAACAGGCCTACCACGATCGCACCACCACATCGACCTACCCGATCGAGCGCGAGGGCCTGCACCGCGCGTCGAGCGGTTCGTCAGTGCGGGTGAAGATCGGCGCGCACGAATTTTGTTCCGAAGGAGGTGAGTTGAATCTCGCGGCATTCAAGTTGTGGATTGCGGCGGCCGCGCCCGACACGCTCGATGCCGCGGCGCTTGTGGCGCTGCTCACCGCGAAGCATGTCGATCTCACGAAGTACGCGGACCAGTTGGTGACGATGGCGGCCGATCTGGACGCCACCGCGCCGAGTGATCCACCGATACCCCCCCTCACGTAAACGTCAACCGTCACGAAGGAGACAGACAACATGGCCAGAAATCCCGAACTCGATGCCGCTGTGGCGGCCCTCAACACGGCGACCAACAAAGTCGGCGCCGGTCTCACCGCGCTCAGCGCAGCGTACGACGCGCTCAGCACGCGCGTGTTTGCGCTCGCGGCGAAGATCAGCACGCGCATGTCGGATGCGGAAGTCGCCGAAGTCCGAGCGGCGCTCGATGCGGAAACGAATCGCATCGACAACGGCGTCGTGGCGCTCGATGCGCTCGCGGTGTCGTTGAACGGCCTCGCGGCGGACCCGGTGGAGCCGGTGCCGGAACCGGTGCCGGAGCCAGTGCCGGAGCTGCCGCCCACACCGGTCGCGTAGTCGTGGAGTGAGTGGGGTCGGAGGCCAAGACCTCCGGCCCCCTGCGCACCTGGGGAACACGATGGCGTCTGCCCCCCAGCCGCCTCTGGGTGTGTGTGTCCAGGTGGGGGGAGGTCGATCGGGCGACGTCTCCTTGATATCCACAGGGGATGAACACGATGGCCATAGGAGACGACAAACAACTCGCGCTCGATCGGGCCGGGATCCCGCTTGAGGGTGGGTTGAATGTGCCCGTGCCCGATCCGTCACTGCTGACGACGCGCCAACTTCAGCGTGAGATTTTCGGCTTGCGCGAATTGGTGGAGACGCGCATTGAGAGCGTGCAGGCGGCGAATAGTTTAATTCGCGGCATTCTCGAGACGCGCCTTGATGGCATGGACAAGGCCATCAAGTTGTTGCAAGACACGTCGGACAAGTTTCCGTCGCGCATCGATGAAAAGATCAACGCGTTACGTGATGTCCACGAGCAGAGGTTCGCGTCGATTCTCGACTCACACGCGGAGAAATTTAGCAGCATCCAGACACAGTTCAAAGAGCGCGACGTACGCACCGAGCAGTCGTCCAAGGATAGCAAGGTGGCGGTGGATGCCGCGTTGCAGGCGGCGAAAGAAGCCGTGGGCGAGCAGAACAAATCCAGCGCCTTGGCGATTGCGAAAAGCGAAGCCTCCACAACGAAGCAGATCGACCAGTTGACGACGCTCATTTCGCAGCAACAGAAAGGCTTCGACGACAAGATCGGGGACGTGAAAGACCGGATCAATCGCATCGAGGGAAAAGGGATCGGCCTCTCTGCGGGGTGGGGCTATCTGGTGGGTCTCATCGGCGCGATCGTGGGATTGGCCGCGCTGTTACGAAGTTTCGGGGTCTAACGATGCCGTGAGGGCTCCTCGCGATCGCTGGGCGTAATCGGTATGTGTGGGGCCGAGCCCCGCACGGAAGGGGATGGGTCGCATGCTGGGACTCTTGATCTACATCGTCGTCGTCGTGCTCATCGGCTGGCTGGCGGTGTGGGTGCTGGGCACGCTCGCGCCCGGCCATCCGGCGATCATCGACAACATTATCTGGGTGCTCGTCTTGCTCGTGATCGTGTTGGTGGTGGCACGGGCGATCGGCGTGTCTGACGTCCCCGTCCCGAGATTGTGATGGCGAAGACGCGCGAGGCCACAGACATCACTCGTCGCAACGCCAGGGCGTCCAAGTCTCGCGATGTGAAACTCGCGGCACGGCTGACGCGCATCGAGCGGTACCTGAGTCTGACGCACCGCGGGTGGCGCCGTCAGGTATTGCTGCACATCACTCGGCACCACCACTGATGAGGGGGCCGATCCGGGATGGCGAAGCCGACAGTCCAGTGCGCGTGGTGCCTGCGGATCCTTGAGCGCGGGGATGAATCAGCCGAACCGATCCACGGCATCTGCGATCACTGCGAGCGCAAGATGCTGCAAGAGCATCATCGCCGGGAGCCGAAAGGGCGCCCGTGGTGGCTCCGTATGTTGAGATGGTTCTTCGGCGTGCGGAAACCCGAAGGGCGGGAGTTCAGCGATCAGTGGTGGCGCGATCAGGGCCGAAAGGATCACGAAAATAAAAAATGGTAGTGACCCCACTCCAAATCGCGCAGCGGTTCATCGGCATCAAGGAGATGGCGGGCACGTCGAGCAATCCGCTCATTCTGGCGATGCTGCAACTCGATGCGAAATGGGTGCAGGATGACCAAACGAGTTGGTGCAGCGCGTTCACGAATTTTGTGTTCTTCCTGCTCGGCTTGCCGCGCAGTCGATCACTGGCCGCGCGCAGTTGGTTGCTCGTCGGCACGAGCGTGCCGTTATCGGATGCCCAGCCGGGCCACGACGTGGTGATCTTGAAGCGCGGGACGGGCGTGCAGCCTGGCCCCACCGTGCTCGCAGCTCCGGGCCACGTCGGGATGTATGTCGGGCAGGATGCGGCGACCGTCACGGTGTTGGGGGGGAATCAAGGTGATTCCGTGAGCGTGGCGAGTTTTCCGAAGTCGCGCATTCTCGGCATCCGGCGGATTACCTGATGACCGATCACGTGCTCATCGGCTCGCACATTCGCCGGATCGCGCGGCGCCTGATGGGCTACCGCCGATCGCGGTATGGCGTGGACCTCTGCGACCTCGAGCAGGCCGCGTGGGTGGCGGCCCTCTCGACGCCGGATGTCACGCAGCTCCGGTTGCATGGGGCGATGGTGGACTGCTACCGCACCTGCGGCCCGTTCAAGCGGCAACGGCGGAACGGAATAGTGGTGCGGGACATGGACTTCGACGTGACGCTCCAGGAGCCCCACGCCGCCGCTGACGTGCCAGCGGATCGGCAAGTGTTGTATGGCGAATTGCACGCGGCGATCGCGCAATTAGGCCCGGTGGATCAAGCCACGCTGCGGGCACGCTTCTGGGATGAGACGCCACACCAGACCCTTGCGGATCAGGAAGGCCTGACACAACAGGCGATCTGGCACCGGCAACGGACGGCCCTGGGTCATTTGAAAGGACTCCTGACATGAGCGAGCAGAAAGCCACCTTTGTCCTCCATCGCCGCGATCTGATTCCGCACCCGTCACGGGCGGGGTACTTCACCTGCCGGTACCCGAAAGGAGCGGACACGGTCATGTCGGTACAACCGAGCGGTACCGTGGAGACACGGCCGGCAGGTACCGCGGGCGCGTGGGAGACGCTAAAGGACGACGGGACACGGGCGGTGTTCGAAGAAGTGGACGACGCGACGTACGCCTTTCCGCTGGTGGGGTGATGAGTAGCTTTCTCCTCCTCACCGATACGCACACCGCGGGGCCGGTGGTCCTGCCCGCCCTGTCGGCACGCGGCCCCGTCATTGACTCGGGCGGCCAGCCCTGGCGCTGGTGTGGGGCGTCGGCGTTCCTGCTCGGCGCGCGGATCGCCCTCGGGGAGAACGTGACACCCTTTCTGGACTGGGCGCAGAGCACTGGCTTCAACGTCCTCCGAGTGTTCCTGACGATGAAGATCGTCCCGGAGCAACGCCACATGGCGCCGTTCATCCTGACCCCGGAACAGGTCCAGCGGCTCCTAGAGACCGTCAATCGGCGCGGGCTGTATGTCGAGCTCACCCTGGGCGATCTCCAGCTTCTGATGCCCGACCACGACGATCAGCGGCGCTATCTGGAGTCCATTCAGGCCGGGGTCAATCCCTTCGAGCACTGCAACGAACCCTTCAAGAACGGCATGGACGTCGCCAAGATGGGCCGGGTCAGGTCGGCCTTCCAAGCCTCCGGCAACTACCGCCTGGATGAAGCGATGGTCGATGGGGTACTCGTGCAGAGCATGGCGGGTGTCCTCGATTACTTCACGAATCACAGTGTACGCAAAGCGGAGTGGCCCCGGACCCCGCACAGCGCGGAAGAGCTCTACGAGGGCTGGCGGGCTGTGGTGAGTAGCGCCCCCCACAAAGGGCGGCGCGTGTTCTTTGATGGCGTCGGCGTGCCGGTGGTGGAGGATGAGCCCACCGGTGCGGCGGAAGAAGCCAAGGGCGACAGCCGCAGTAACGTCCCCGCGGACTTCTTCGACTACGCGGCATCGGCGGGGCTCTTTTGCGGCGGAGCAACAGCCCATGGTGACGATCTGATTAATGCCGTGGTGCCGCGTCCGGTGCAGCAGGAATGCTATCGGCAGTTTGTTGCTGGGATGAAGGCAATCCCGCTCGATGCGCCTTTCGGTGCCTACACGCGCGGCGGCTCGAGCAACTGTCCACTCGAGCACAGCGACCTACCAGCGGCGAACGGGGCTCTCAGAACCTACGCGAAGATTCAGGGGCACCGCGCCACAGCCATCGTGATCAGGCCGACACAGCATCGTGCAGAGGATCGCATCCCGCGTCTCGGTTGGCGGGTCGTGGCCACGGCGGGCGACCGCCACAACATCGTCTACTTGGAACGCTGAAGGAGTGTGAGATGAGCCATCCCATGCAACGGTTTTTCCTGATCGCGGTCTTGATGTATATCGCGTGGAATGCCGGGTTCCTCGTGCGCGCACAGGAGCCGGTACCCGTCCCTGATGTGGCGGTGACGCCACCCTCTGAAGTGATCCCTGATCAGCCAGCCCTGCCGACGACGGAAGTCCCGTCACCCGCAGCGCCCGATCATTCCGGGGATCAGGTGATGTGGGCACTGATTGCCAGCTACTTCATGAATCACCTGAAGCGGACGGCATGGTTCCCATTACTCAGTGAGAAGACGACATCTCAGGTGAAAGCATTCTGGGGCTTCGGCCTCGCGGTGCTCACCTCATTCGGGATCAACGTGGCCATCAACGGGAGCGTGTTTGATGACACCGGCATGGCCCTGACGATTACGGGCATCTCGTGGAAGGTGTTCAAAGACGTGGCGTGGCAGTGGGCCGCACAACAAGGTTTTTACGATATGGTCGTGCGCCGCGGTCGGTCTCTATCATCAGAGCCTGTGCTGGATAAAGCGTGGTCCACCTAAGGGACATGCTTCCAACCGTAACGGATCGCGTAACAGATGGTTGTTTGGGCTACCCCGAACAGGTCGGCCAACTCTTGCTGTTTGATGATGCCGGGGCGGTACATCGCTCGGATCTGGAGAACGTCATCAGGCGTCAGGCGACAACACGTCTGATGACGATTCTTTCTTACCATGTCCGCCACGTTCATTGCTGGCGATCCGGCGAACAAATGATCTGGACGACAACACGGCGGGTTGTCGCAATGGTGAAGGACGAATTGACCTGGACCGATTGGGCCAACTTCAGATTCGTAGATCAAGCGGTGCGAGTACTCCGCTCGGCCATTCACGCGAAGTTGACCGTACCCGCGTGCGCTCCTTGCTCCACGCCAGATCCAGCACGTGTCAGTCTTCTCGACTTTCGCCCAGAACCGATCAGGCAACATGGAGGTAATTTTACCCCATGCTGCTAAGGAGAAACCCGATGAAACGTTTGAGAATCTTCCTTGTGCTCGTGCTGTTGATGGGGTCTGTGCCCGTCCTGCCCGCGTGCAATCCTCCGGTGACCGTCGTCACGCCAGCCGGGCAAGCGGCGTACACGGCGAACGAAGTGTTGCGACGCGTCGAGCGGCTCCAGGATGCGGCGCTGGCGGCGCATAAGAACGGCACCCTGCCACTGGATACGACGCGCGCCGTGGTCTTTGCCACCGTGAATATTGCCGAGATTGCGGACGCGGCCACGCAGGGCTGGCAAGCGCTCGCCCGGCAAGCCTGGACGCAAGCGAAGAATGATCTGGCGGTGTTGCGGCCCGGCGGGGAACTGGCTGTTGCGGCCGCGGTGGTCGATGAACTACTCGGGGGAGGTGTGAAGTGAATGGGCTGATTGAAGTCCTGCTGGTAAATCTGATCATACCGGAGATAGCCGCAATTCTCCGGCGCCGACCGGACGCCACCGACGACCAGGTGATTGCGGAATTTCAGGCGCGGCGTGAGCACATCATCGCCAAGGGGCGCGCGTTCCTGGCGGAGACCGATCCGCACGGGTGAATGGTGGCCGACGACGAGACGCTGCGGGCGGTCGCCCGGTTACTCGCCGCCATCCTGGCCCAGGTGCAGTCGATCGATCGCAAGTTGGTCGATCTGCACATGAAGCCCTAAGGAGCGCCTGCCATGCCCGGCGAAAAATGTCCCTTCTGCTCGAGCACGAATACGGAGCCGGTGGAAGGCTCGTCGGTCTGGCATTTCTGCCGATGCTGTAGCAAGACGTTCGAATGGAAGCCCGTGGATCCGCAAGCCGACATGCTGCGTCGGGTGTTTGAGGAAACGGGTGAGAGTTGACGCGCTGACGAGGGCCTGTCTGGGCGTCCTGACGTTCTGGGGTAGGCGTGAGGACAGACGACAGGGGCGTCAGCGCGTCACTGGTGAGTCGTTCGGCCCCGTCACGTGAGCCATCGTACTGCTGCGGTAACTATCGACCACAAGGAGCGCCATTCATGACCCCCTCACTCCTCCCGAAACCCAAGGATCTGAAAGTCGGCGACTGGATCGCGTTCTTTGACTACACGCGCATCATCTACAGCAAGGTGGAGTATGTGCAGATGACGGACACCGGCAAGAAGCTGCTCGTGACGACGGCTGGCGCCGTCCACGCGGAGCACGTGCTAGAGGTGCGGTGAGACTGAGACTTATTCATGTTCGCGCGTAGTAGGAAAGGACAGTCGCGCGATGGTGGAGGTGAGTTCAACCTTCGCATCGAAAATCGTGCGTTGTGACTGACGCCGTTCGGACTTTCGCCGATCAGTTTTCGATCTTCGATCCCACTGTCCATACTCATCAAAGAACAATTCCGGGATCGTGATTTCGAAAATGTCGGCCAGTCGATCGAGGTCGCGCAGCCGAAAACTTTGAGCCCCGCTCAGTCGCCGCGATAACCAGGATTGCGTCTTGCCCATCAACCCCGCGAGCTTGGTTTGGGACATCCGCCGGTCATCCATGCAGCGACGCACGCGCGCCACGATGCGCTCAGACGCCTTCGGCATATCAGCGTCTAACCTACAAATCGAAAGACGACTATGCAAGAGAAGAATCGGCGTCAGCCGGATGCCCTAAGTCGTTGCCTAGTAATTAGTTGCTGAAATAGTCATAACCAGGCGCGGATCCACTTGACACAGCGATACCTTTTAGGCATACTTCCGCGTATCTATGAAACGCCGAATATATCCCAATTTGGCACAGTATCTGGAGAAAAGCGGCGAGAGCCAGACCGCCTTTGCGCGACGGATTGGAGTCTCTCAGTCTTATATCTCCCGCATTGCCAATGGGATACAGAATCCCCCCCTCGATCTCGCGCTCCGCATCGCCGACTTAGCGAACATCCCGATTGAGTCGCTCGTCCACAATGCCTCTCCGGCACAGCCACTTGCAGGTGATGTGCATGACTGAGTCTAATAAGGAATGTTATATCTCCTTACAAAACAATGACTTACAGCCACGGTCGCCGTATGAAATTAGCATAGAACAGACGGAATCCGCGTCCGAGTTCTTCCGACGAAACACCAATTCCGAGCTTTCGCCTGCGTCGTGTTGGCTGTGGTCTGGAGCGCTCGCCAAGAATCGCGGCTACGGCGTCTACTGGGATACGGCCGCGCAGCAAACGAAGCTCGCGCATCGCGGCGCATGGGAGATCGCTCGCGGGCCGATTCCGCAGGGGCTGTCGGTCCTGCATCGTTGCGACAATCCGCCCTGTGTAAATCCGGCTCATCTCTTCCTCGGCACTCAACTCGACAACATCCGGGACATGGATAAAAAGGGGCGGCGCTCGCCTCACGCGCACACACAGAAGGGACGCAAGTTCTCGGATGACCATCGCGCGGCACTGTCTGCTGCGCATCGTCGCCGGCACGCCAGAACGAGGAACCGGGTGGCATGAGCAGCACTATAGCGCGGTCAACCGCCCTAAGTCGTCTCAACACGGTTGGCAAACTCCAACCGGCAAAGGCGAAGCTCACTGACCACGCGATTGTCACAGCCGCGAATCTCGTCAAGCTCGCCATTGCCCGCAGCGGGATTCAGTCGAAAGCCTTGGGTGACGACAAGGCGCAAACCTCCAAGAAGATCAGCGGCCTCACCGATCACAAGTTGTGGTTTCACGAGATGGTGGCGGACTGGCCTCCAGCGGTCTGGCGGGAACTGTTGCCCCTGTTGGCGTTGGAAGTCTGCGGTGAGTACTTCGACGTCAAGCGGTCGGTCACGATTGAGGAAAAGAGGCGTACGTGATTCGTAGCACACAGCTCCCCCCAGTTCTCCAACACACCATGATGAGGGGTTCAGCGATGCTTCGATGTTGGTTTGGGTTCCATGACATTCCCGTGCATGCACGCGTCTCGGACACGGCGATCCAGTGGCGGTGTCCTCGGTGCGAAAAGGTGTTAGGCCAGAGCGATTATCCCGCGTCGGACACATTTGAACGTCGACAGCAAGTGGCCCTGGTGGTGAGGCAGCAGTTCGAGTTTCAAAAGCGGCAGGCCGAGCGTCGGAAGAAGTGGACCGCATGATGACCTTTCAGTTGTTCTTAGGCGTGCTGATTGTGGCGAACCTGTACACCGTGGCGGTGACGGAGCGGACAGACATGCGGGTGATCTTCGCGAGTCTAGCTGCTGCGATCGCGTATGGGGCCGGGTTGCTCACGGAGAAACGATGGCTCTGACGCCCTACTACGAGCAGGACGGCGTGACGATCTACCACGGGGATTGTCGAGATCTGTTGCCTCTGCCTGAGCCGGTCGATCATGTGATTACAGATCCGCCGTATTCCCGCGATGTATATGTGCGCGCGGCCCGCGTCACGGCGACGGACAAAGGCTACTCAGCGAGAGAACTGAAGCGGCGAGGCGAATCATTGCGGAAGATGGGGGCCGGAGAGATTGGTGTTATGGACGATGGGATGCGCAGTTATGTGGCTGAAGCGATCAGTCGCATCACGAAGCGGTGGGCGATTGTGTTTTCAGATGTGGAAACCTGTCATGAGTGGCGGATTGAACTCCAGCAGCGCGGAATGAGGTATGTGCGAACCGGCGTATGGGTAAAGCCTGACGCTATGCCGCAGATGAGCGGGGACAGGCCAGGAACGGGCTTCGAGCCTGCAACGATTTGTCATGCTCACGGGCTTATGCGTATGCGGTGGAACGGTGGAGGGCGTCCGGCTGTCTGGACGTATGGAACTTGCAAGGTGGATCGACCAGATCATCCATGCCCGAAACCTGAACCGTTGATGTGCGAGCTCGTCACTCTGTTCACCGATCCTGACGAAACGATTCTCGATCCCTTTATGGGCAGCGGCACTACGTTGGTAGCAGCCAAGCGATTAGGTCGTAAAGCCATTGGCATCGAGTTAGAGGAGAAGTACTGCGAGATCGCGGCGAAGCGTCTCGCACAAGGCGCGCTACCAATGGAGATGGGCGCATGAAGAAGAAGGTCCGCGATACCTCGCGCGCCGTGTTTGCCGAGCTGCAGTCCTCCCTGCAGCGACGTGAACAGATTGTCTACGACGCGCTCAAGGCATGGACTGGACCAGCACCGACAGCATACGAGTTGACGCGATGGTTGCAGGCGGACGATCTCGTGATGGATCCGAATGCGGTACGTCCTCGTTTGACGAACATGTTGGACAAGGGCCTCGTCGCCACCAGTGATAAACGTGCATGCCGCGTGACGGGGCGGCGCGCCTACACCTGGATCATCCAAGACCCTCCGCGCCCTCAGATCATGTCTGAGCAGGGGGAGACGGGGCGCGCGGCGAATCAACCTGGGCTGTTTTGAAGGCGAACTAATGAGCACGCGTAGTAGTGCGCAAAGAAACCGTCCGCAAAACAAGGGCGCTGTGCCGAATCGGCGGTTCTTCACGACAGCGACGGGCCATGCCGCGAGCACGATCGCCGCGCGACATGCCGCAGAAGCCCGCCGTACCTATCAGTGTGTGTTTTGCCGGACCGGCTTTTTTGGCGTCATGGACTTGATGGCACACGAAGCCACCTGTGATGCGCGCGACGTGGTGCAGCGTCAATGGGAACAGGCGATTACGAGAGCGAAACGTCGAGAAGAAGCAGGATCGGCGTAAACGAAAAGGCGCCGTTGACGCGGCGCCCCTAAGAGGAGATTTTTGCATGTGGTACGAACCCCAACCCAGCCCACGCTCCTATCTATCCTATCCCAGCCGCACGCCCGCCGATTGGGCCGAAATCTTCGGACGCCGAGCCATTCACGGCATGTTGGAGAATGCGCCGCTCGAGGAGATTCGCCTGCATGCGCGCCTGGCGGGCACCTTCGGGGCGATCGCGCTCGAGCAGGCGGCACAGTGGCAGCTTCAACCCCAACAAGAAAAGAGATCAGACGTCTATGCCCAACATCAATGACGCGTTCCCCAGCAAATACCTGAAAGCCTCCGACCTCCAAGGGGCGGAGCCGGTCGTCACCATGAGCCGTGTGGAGTTCGAGCCGGTCGGCCAGAAGAAGGAAATGAAAGCGGTGCTGTACTTCCACCACAAAGAGAAGGGGCTCGTCCTCAACAAGACGAACGCGAACAAGATCACGGAGCTCACCGGCAGCGCGATCACCGAGGAATGGGACGGTCACAAGATTCGGCTGTTCGCGACCGAGACACAGTTTGCCGGCGATACGGTGGATTGCATCCGCGTCAAAGCCGCGGTGAAGCCTGGCATGTCGCGCATGACTAAGCCCATCCCGCCGCCGCCACCAGCTGATATCGATCACGACGCCGAACTCAGCGACGACGAAATTCCGTTTTGAGGTGACGCATGGGCTTGAACGGAGAGAACAGTTATCGGCGTGCGATGGTCTTTGACGTCGAGACCTATGCCATTGACGGGGCGAAGGACTATCTCGAGCCTGTGGCCGCGCCATCCAATTACGTCAAGGAAGATGCGATCAAGAAATACGTCGAGAAAGAAACGGAATCGCAGCTCGGCAAGTGTGCGCTCGACCCCGACCTCTGCCGCATCGTGGCGCTCGGACGGTACACCGACGATCACGACTGGGTGGTGATGTTGGCGGAGACCGAAGCCGAGGAGCGCGTGGTCCTGGAGTCGTTCTGGAACGCGATCGGGCCGTATCCCTATCCGCGGCTGATTGGGTTCAACGTTATCGCTTTTGATTTACCGGTGATCATTCGGCGCTCGCAGTATCTGGGCATCCCGACCAGGCCGATCCAGATGGGCAAGTACCGCCATCCCGACGTGGATGACCTCATGACCATTCTCAACTTCGACGGGGCGATCAAGACACACGGGCTGAGGTTCTATGCACGCCGGTTCGGGATCGAGGTAGACGATCCGACCCAAGGCAAGGACGTGGGCGCGCTGGTGGCCGAAGGGAACTGGGATGCGGTGGGACGTCACTGCGAATCCGACATCCTCACCACGGCCAAGCTGGCGCGGCGGCTGGGCATTCTCAGCGAACAGCCGGAGCTGGTGCTGTGACGCCACTCGACGAAACCATGAGTCTCCTGAAGCGGGCTGGTGTGCCGATTCAACCCGCGACGGTACGCTCGGTGGCGTACTGGATCGAGCGGCACCAGTTCACGCCCCGGATGGTCCTCGTGGATGTGTTCCGGATCCCGGAGCCGATGGTGGACACGTTGATCCACACGAAGCGAGAGGCATCGTGATCATCACCTCCGCCTACGTGGCAGCCCAGCGCGCGAAGGCCTACGGCGACACGGTGTATCGCTGTACGAACCCGGCCTGTGGCTGGCAAGGCTGGGGCACACCAGTCACGTACCACGGGCTGAAGCGGCAACCAGGGGTGTGGGGGTATGTGGTCGAGGACGGGCATCACATGGAGCCGCTGGAACGGTTTATCGGACACGAGGTACGGACATTTCAGTCATGACGATTGAACTCACACGCGAAGAAGCCGAGATCCTAATCGCCACACTAGAGTTTACTGAAGGCGTGGCGATTATTTTGGAGCCGGCCATCACAGAAGCGTTGACAGTCTTGCGTCCGTGGCGGTCGAAGCTCCTTGAGACCTACATTCAACATCGGATGGCTTCATGAGTATCGACTACAGCGCGTTGAAGTTTGCGAAGTCGCGCCCGCGTGCGCGGAAGGTTCGTTAAATGCCAGTTATGTATCACTGCCTTAACTGTGGGAATCCATTTAAGCGCAGTCCCTCTAAGGTGCGAGAGGGTAAGACGCGGCATTGCTCTCCAGAGTGCAGGCAAGCATCAAGGCGTACCGCGCAGGATAGATTCTGGGCTCAGGTGGAAAAGACTGGTAGTTGCTGGATGTGGACCGGAACCCAAAGGGCCGGGTACGGCTCGTTCTGGTTGAATGGCAACAGCATCGGCGCGCATCGCTATATCTGGGAGACACAACATGGCCCAGTTCCCAAAGGCATGTGTATTTGTCACCAATGCGATGTCAGGCGGTGCGTAAATCCGGAGCATCTGTTTCTCGGCACCCCAAAAGACAACACCCAGGACATGGTTACTAAGCGGCGCGGTATCTCTGGTGAACGACATCCATTGTCGAAGCTCACCTCGGAAAACGTGATTACTATCCGTGCACGTTGGTCTAAAGGCGCTAAACAGAACCACTTAGCAACTGAGTTTGGTGTTAGCACGTCCATGATCTTCTCGATTGTGCACGGGCATCGCTGGAAGGGCGATCTCCCACGGCACGATGACACGTACGAACGCATCAAGTAGGAGGAACCCATGTCAGACCAGCATTTGGGCGCCGTCGAGCTCGACAGTCCCAGCCCGACCGATCCCGAACCAGAGAAGACATCTGCACCAGGACCAGACGGCGACGATCGGCCACTCGAGATGGACTCGGCGGCGTAGGCGAAAGTTCACTATGACGGGAATGGCGAAAGTGGTAGGATTAGGTCGGAACGCGGAGAGTAGGAGTCTCGCCGCGCCCCTAATCGATTCCCCACAGCCTGATCGCTGTGCGGCACCGACTTCTGCCAAGTGTAATCCAACTCCAGACCGCGAGTGTGTATGACTGACTACCGGCGTCCAGCGCCCTATCAAATTCGACAGGTGGCCCGGTGTGGCACGTGTGGACAAGAGCGGGAGTATCACCACGATCAAACCGTCAATGGCGAACGCTGTCCGTGTGGTGGCCGCCTGTCGGTCATCGGTGAATCCTATCCCTCGAGTCGTGAGGATTGGGACGAAGAACGCGATCGCGTAGACGGCGAATGGAGACCGCGCCGATGACGATGAGTATTTCGGAGCGCTACCTCCGCGCGCATTTTGGAAGGAGACGACGATGGCCGTCCGACCACAGCATTGCTTCTACTGCGGCGAAGACCTTGGCGACTACGACAACCACGGAGAGCCTGACGCCTGCGGGAAACAAGAGTGTCAACGCGAACTCCGAAACGCGTATCGCCAGGAGCGCGAAGAAGCCCAATACCGTGCAGAACAAGACGATTTCGACCGGTACCGATAAATAACAGTTTCGCGTCGAGTGCGCGACGCAGCCGAGCGGCGAAGAGCGCACCAAGCCGGGGCCTAACGTTCCATCACTGGCCGCCGCATGTGAGAGAGCGCCACTAGTACCAGCAAGCGCGCCAAGCACAGAGGGGTCGCCCCGAAAGGGGTCTGGTTCTCTTTTACGGATTTGTCTCCAGCCCCGACCTGATCTGACGGACCGCGCACGTCATGTGCGATGCCAGCGCGGAATATACGGCGAGGCTCTGAGGACGGTGTTTTTCTCGTTCACTGCGATAAGTGATCAGGGGAAAAGACAAATCCGATTATTGCCAAAACGCAGTTGAAAGCACGGGGCAAGGAATGCCACATACCGACGAACTCTTTGAGCAATTTGTGGACGCCTATCCAGCCGCACGCCGTCAACGGGGCTACTTTGTGACGGCCCTGTTTCTGCGGGCGCTCAACAAAGCGGGCTTCACGGTGCTCAGGGACGCCTTGGAACAGCACAAGCGGAGTGAGCAGTGGCAGAACGTCGCGCTGATTCCCATGCTGAAGAAATGGTTGGAAGAAGAACGGTGGATTCAGGTGTTACCGGAGCCGGCGCGGAAAGTCGGCCAGCGGAACACGGTCCCGAGCCATGAACCGCTGTGAGATCTGTCGGCAGACGGGGCTTTATTTCGTCGGCTTGGACGAACCGGGCGATCCCTATGTGGTGCTGGCCTGCCGGTGTCCAGCGGGGCAGCGGTACCGCACGAAGTGGCAACTCCGCGCGACGACGGCACACATGGACCCGGCGCCGGTCTGGGTGGGGCGGCTCGAGGAGTTTTTCACGGCCGCCGAGCTGAAGCAGTTACGTCCCGTGGAGCGCACGCATGCCGTGGTGAATGGACGAGAACAAGTCCAGCGGTGATTAGGGCACAGGGTGGGCGCGTGGGGGGATCGGGAGGCGCGAGCCAAGCAGGTAGGGAGGCGTGAATGGTGATGGCGGAACGGTTAGCGAAGTTAGACAGCGTAACGCTGTGGTGTGGCGTCACGCTGACTCGCGGCGACATCGAGCGGTTCTTGGTGAAGATTGAGGACGGTGCCCTAGATGCGTGCTGGCGCTGGACAGGTGGACGAACACAAGGTTACGGTTCGTTCCGGGCATCACGGCGGAGCATGGCCGCCCATATCGTGGCCTACGAACTCTTTCGAGGCCGCGTGCCATCTGGCATGGTTTTGGATCATACATGTCACAACGGAGACGCTGAGTGCGGCGGCGGATCAGCCTGCGCGCATCGTTCGTGCGTCAACCCATCACATCTTGAAGCAGTCACGCGCGGGGAAAATGTCGCGCGTAGTCTGCACACGCTTCGGATTGATGACTACCATCGCGCGATCACACAGTGCCCATCCGGCCACGACTATTCTGGAACCAACCTACACGTAAAGCGTAGCGGTGCGCGCGTCTGTCGTGCCTGTCAGCGGGAACGCATGCGGCGGCTATATCGCAGCTAGAAAGCGAAGGCGTGCCATGAGAACGCTTGATTTAGACGCGTTGGTTCTTCAGCGCGGCTCTCATAGTGGGCCGGAACACGGTGGTTGCATTATGGAATGGGCCAGCTTTATGGCTGGAGAGCCGTGGAGCGACACCCCGGCGTGTGTGTCACCAGTGCTGTCGGCCTTTTTACGTCGATGGCAAGACGACCTAGACGATGCGGGTCGGCAGAAACTCAAGCCGTATCTGCCGCGCGTCCTGGACACGGCAGGGAATGCGAAGGCCGACGAACAGCGCGCGTGGTTGGTGACGGACTGGCTGGTGCGCGTGTATACGCCTGCATGGCTTGATCTGGCCGGACTCACCGTGCAGGCCACGACGTTACGCGCGTTGCCACCGATTCTCTCGACGGCCGTGGCGCAGGCGTCACAACCCTCACTAGAAGGCGCACGGAAAGACGCGGACGCTGCGTGGGCCGCTGCGTGGGCCGCTGCGAGGGACGCTGCGTGGGCCGCTGCGTGGGCCGCTGCGGGGGCCGCTGCGTGGGCCGCTGCGTGGGCCGCTGCGTGGGCCGCTGCGTGGGCCGCTGCGAGGGACGCTGCGTGGGCCGCTGCGAATCAGAAAGTCCAACCCACTGTTGTCAGCCTGCAAGCGTCAGCCTTCGACTTACTTGATCGCATGATTACCTGCACTGGTGAGTAGGGGGGGGGACGGGAGGCGCGAGATGTTAAGTGATGGTTGTCCTGAGTGTCAGAAATTAACGGGCGGGTGTGCTCGACATTCGTCGTTCACAGTGACGGTTGGGCCGGAACCACAACCGTATACCTGCCCGGTATGTAGCGGGCGCGGGAAGGTGCCTCACGGCTTCTACAGTGAGATTTATTTCACCACGGCAGGGAATCTGTTCACGCCAGAACGGTGCCGTAGTTGTGAAGGCGCTGGCGTGATTTGGAAGTAGGGGGAGGTGCAAGATGAGCCAGACACCACAGCAGGACGTGATTGATGCGGTGTTGTATGCGATGAAATATGGGTGCTTTCATCCTGTGCCGCAGCCGACGTCACCGTATACCGTGCGGAAAATGATCAAGTGGGGCGCGATGCGGAACCTGCACGAAGCCGTCGCTAAACTCACCAAAGCTGAAGGCGGGGCACCCCCCGCGCGAGGGCAGGGATGACAGAACAGGAAATCACACGCGCTGGTGAGATTCTCAGCACCATCAGCGCGGACATGGCGAACGATGCGCGCGAGTTCGACGGCAAGCCATTCAACGGCCGTACGGTGGCTGAATACTTGGGCAACCAAGGAGCGGCCATCGCTGCGTTGGCGGATGTTCTGGCGAGGATCGTCAGCCATTTAGGGGCGGACACCGGGCGGCGGGGCGCGTGAGATGGGCGGCGTGATTGATCCCGCGAACGTGACGCTGCGTGTCCAGCGCGAACTAGTCAGCCCTAATCGTTGGCAGGGTAGGCATTGGAGGATCAAGCATCGGATCTCGCAGGACTGGGAGAAAGAGATCGGCGCGGCCACGCTGGATGTCTACTGCCGGTCTGGCGAAACTCTGAACTGGGCAGCAGCACTCGGCGCGGCCTGCGGCCCGAAGCGCATGACCGGCTACGAGGCGGGGCGGGTGCGGGTGGCGGTGACCCGCGAAGTCCCTTCCGGGCGTAATTTCATCCGCGACGATGACAACTTGCGATTCTGCGTCAAGCCGTTGCTCGATGCGTTGAAGCGGTTGGGCTACATCAAGAACGACTCGCGGAAGTGGATCGAGTTGTCGACGCCAGTGCAAACGATTTCTAACGACGGGCAGTACTGGACCGAAATTCAGATCACACGGGGCGATCAGGAAGGGAGCGATCGGTGAGTCCACTCTATGAAATTCTGACCACCGTGCGGGTCTATGCCGAGACGCCGAGTGACGCGTACAGCTACGTGCGGCATGCGCTCGAGCACGCGAAGAAGGCAGAGATCGAACATGTGGATTCGGAGATTGTGGAGACGTTTCCAGAGGAGGGAGCGATCGGTGCGTCCACAGCCCTCTGAGCCGAAAACGCGCAGGCCGAAAACGGGCGGCGATGACGAGGCGAACTGGTTGCAGTCGCGCGGCTTTCATGGCCTGTATCATCCCGATCCGTCGATGGAATGCGGCTGCTATCTCAGAGACTTGCGGCCGTGCGGTGACACCGACACGCCGTGTCGTGGTGGGCGTGCGCGTGAAGGCGGAGTGTATCGGCCGTGGAGGGTGAAATGACGCAGCCATGTGAGTGGGCCCAGATCGACTGCCCGCGCTGTTTCGGGACGGGCCTCTATTGTCCGCCCACTGGCCAGAGTGGGGCGCGGGATCAGGTGGCGCCGATCGCCTGTCCCCGGTGCTGCCCACCGACAGCGCATTCCCAAGCACCGCCCAAACGGCCGAGACTGTCGAGCGTGTAATCGCATTCGTGTCTATCGGCTATGGCAAGAGGCAAAGCGGAAGCGCATCCTTGAGGGAGGCGAGAAGTGAGCAAGCAGAAGCTGCGGATGATTCACAACTGGCGTGGTCTCAAACGTGAAGTCTTGTGTGACGCACCGCTATTCGCCGTTGAGCGGCTGGTGGGTGACGAGGATTCTGAAAGCGTTCGGCTAGTTCCGTTTTGTCAGCGATGTGACTTTGTGGTGGATATTACCGACGTAGCGGTGATGGCGTATAACCCACACGAAAAATAGAGGGCCTCCTGTCGTGACCGACAAAGAAATTTGGGCAATTAGCGACCTGCCCCAGTATCGAGGGTGGAGTGTGTGCTCTGCCGTGGCTGAATTGGCTGTGGCGTCGAGGTAGAAAGGGAGGCGAGAAGTGAGCATCTGGCAGAACCACATGCCGCCACAGGTGATAGGGCAGGCACAACTGAAAGACGCCGAAGCCCGAGCCGAGGCCGCTGAGCAGGAACGCGACGAGTTAAAGCATGCTGATGGGCTGTTGAATCGCGCCGGTCGTGAGCAATTCGACCGCGCCGAAGTCTTGCAGGCCCAACTCACCGAGGCCGGGCGGGAACTGGAAACCCTGCGAGACAACCACACGGACCGCGTGCTGGAGTGTCACGACTTGACAATCAAGTTAGCCGAGGCCGAGCGGGCGCAGCAGGCGTTAGAACGCGAACTGCGGGAAATATGGTGGATGGGGCACGGCTGCGTCGCAGCACTCTATGGCGACGATGGTGAAATGCAGTGCGGCAAGCACCTGACCGACTTTAAGCGGATGCCGCTCGATGAATTGCGAGACTCCGTGCGGAAGATGCAACGGGAACGCATGACAGAAGCCCAGAAGGCTCTCGCGGAGCCTAGATAATGAGCCAATTCTATGCATTACGCGTGACGCTTTATTGGGAAGCATTTGCGCTGTGGCGGTTCTTGCGAGATCGGCCCAGTGATATTCGGCGTCGCTGGCAAATGGCGGTGAGATTTCATCGACTTCGTTCAGCGGGCCGAGGTGTCGCGGCATTTAGGCTGCCAGAGAACGAAGTGGATGCGTGGAGTCAGCGCGTGGTCGAGGCAAAGCTAGCGCAGCAGGCGTTACAGGAGACGAATGAGCGGCTAACGTGTGCGCTGAAGACGATTGCGTTTCAGGGCTATTCAGTGCCGAGCGAACTGGCCAACAAGGCCCTCACGGGAGCCCCGTAGTGAGCACGGAGTACTTCGGCGACGTGAACTGTCCCAAGTGCCTGATGCGCTCCTCGAAGGTGATCGATTCGAGAGGGACGGCCGGCGGGACGATACGGCGTCGGCGGGAGTGCCTCGAGTGCCATGCCCGGTTTACCACCTTCGAGCACAGCTTAGCCCCCAACCAGTTGATGAAGCTGATCCGGCAAGCGCGGCGGCTTGGGCACCTTTTGATCGATACCGCCAAGATATAGGGGCTACCTATGGAACCGTTGTGGGGGGACACTGCCATGTACCCGTGTTGTGCGCCGTGACGGACCATCGTGATGATCACGTCAGCGCCGATGCACACGTGATGGGGGGAGCCGACGTCTCATCAGCAGGACCACTCGCGCGGGAAGCGCACGGCCGTGCGCTCCGATGGGGACACGATCATCTACGCGCTCGGGGTGACGTTACCGCACGGCGCCGTCGGCACGCTCGATCTCCGCTGTACCACCGACGGCGCGATTCTCGCCTCGATTTCCGCCCCCCCACCGACGCGTCCAGGAGGCGCAGGGCCCTCGTGACCATTGACAGGCCACGCGCGCACACCGCGGAGGGGGGCGCACCGTGGACGATTACTTAAAAACAGCGTTCATCGCGGCGTATCCCGCGCTCGAGCCGATCATTGAGCCGTTTGCGCAGTGGGAAGCGCGCGTCGCGGCGCAGCGAGCGGCCCTCGTGCAATTCCAAGCCTGGGCGGCCGACCAGGCCGCTGGGACACCCTTACCCAATTCGGTGTATGACGATTGGGCGAACCCAGCCGTTGGCACGATTACGATGCCTGCCGGCGACTATCGGTTGCAGAAAACCAACGTTGCAAACAGCTCACGAACGCTGGTCTTGAATCGGTCCAATGTGACCATCAATTTCGCGGGCTGCACGCTACTCGTCGATCCCGCTGAAGGCGCCAATTCGGGCTTTTACCCTGTTCAGATCGCCAGCGTCCCTGTCACCTCACCGGTCTTTCTTCCCGCCTCGACACCAGATGGCGTGGCGTCTCGGTCCATCTCGCATGTGACCGGAACGATTGCGTCGGGGACGACCACGCTGACGATGGACCCCGATGAAATCGTCACCATGCAGGCGGGGGAAGTGGTACTGATCTGGGCCGGAGTGACGCCCAGCGATCCGGTCGAACCCGAAGCCTTCATCCCGGCGACTGTGCAATCTATAGATATCGGCACGGGCGTGATTACATTTACGGCTGGCTTAGGGCAGGACATCACGAACTACGGGTCATTAGCCGCCTTAACGGCTGAAGTCGAGTCCGGCTTGCAGTGGAAGATCGGTGAGTGGGGGACATGGCCGAGTTACGCGAATTATTCCAAGGGCTACGGACTTGATCACGGGCTGGAACGGTTTGTCGGCGGGATGGTTCATGATGTCATACTCAACGACCTCACACTGGAGCTGGAGCCAATCAGCGATGGCTTGCTGATGCCAAATGGCATGTGGGACGTGTCAGTGGTTGCGGCGACGGATATCACCATCAACAACGTGTCCATCGCCAACCCTCACGGCAACACGATTCATATCTGGCGTTCGCTCAATGTACTGGTGGATGGTGCGACGTTCACAGGCGCGGGATCGAGCAAAATTTGGAACAGTTCAACCGCCGAAGCGTGTGCGTTCACCGCGTGGGGAGGCGATGGTCTGACCTTTCGGGATGTGTCGATCACCGGAACGGACATCGCAGCGTTCAACACAGAAGTCCGGTCAACAAATATCTGGGTTGATGGGCTGGACTATAACGTGGCCTTTACTGCAGCCCGCACCTATGTGAGTTCTCCCACCGTCCTAGGGTTCTTTTCGGTTGGCGCTGACGTGCCCCTGATTACAAACGCGAGTCTCCAAGTCACGCCGATTGGGGGATCACTGCCCATCTACATCACGTATTACGGAGACTTTGACGGGACGTTGGCGTTCCCCGGAGGGCTGACTGACTGGTTCAACTGGGGCTCCAACATGGAGCACGGTTTGTTAGGCACCGTGACCTTGGATGGTGTGACCTATGGCCCGGCGACGGTGAATAACTGGACGGAAACGATCACGAGCGGGCCGTCGGTGGAACTCGTGACCGTTCCGGCTGGCCTCTACACCGCCGCACGCATCCGCGTGACGACTGATGGCGACTTGCGGAATATCTCGGACACCTTCGGCCACAACTACTGGGTTCCGGCCACAGGAACGGCGTGGATTACTGTGCCGACAAACAAATGGTTCAGCATCGGCGCCGGCGCCGCAGCCCTGACGGCCTATCTCACGAAGGGGTTCTATTTTTGGATGAATAGCAATGGTGGCGCGCCGAATGCGGTGGTCGAGATTGAGACAACGTACCTTCCGGAGGTGCCATAGCACATGGCTCTATCAGCTAATAGCGTCTTTGAAATACGAACAGCGGGCAACGACACCAATGGCGGCGGGTTCGTTACCGGCGCTGCTGGTACGGACTACTCCCAGCAGGACGCCAAGAACACCGCCGGCGCGGACATTTCCACGACCGATGCCGTCGCGGATGGCTCCACCACGATTACCTCGGCCACGGCCAACTTCGGGACGACGATGCCCGGCAACATCTTTTACATGGCGGGCGGCACAGGAACGTTAGCGGCGGACTGGTATCAGTGTACGGCCCGCGCCAGCACGTCCAGCATCACCGTGGATCGCACCGTGGCAGCGGGCACCGGGATCACCATGAATATTGGTGGAGCACTAGCAAGTCCAGGAGCTGCAGGCGCGATCGGTGTTGCAGGGAGCACCTATTACATTAAAGCCGGCACCCACGTGATGACATCGGCCACGCCGAATATTGCGGCGGGGTGTTTCAAGCCCACGTGTGGCGACAACGGAATATTTGTGCGCGTGGAGGGGTATCAGACCACGCGCGGTGATATGGGTACCGCTCCGGTGTTGCAACTGAATACCGGTGTCTCCACAGCGAAAATCATCGATCTCAGCGTCGGCACGTATGTGCGTCTTGTGAATATTGAAGTGGACGGACACGGCGAGACGAGTTCGCGTGGTATGGATATATCCGGAGCCGTATACGGGCAGATAGATACGTGCCTCGCTCGTAACTGCACGAACAGTGGCATAGCTATAGCGAGCTCGGGAATGATAGGAGTGACAAGAACCCGCGTCACTGGATGCGTCACGCAGCCAGCATGGAAGATTGATTCGAACGTGGTTCTCTATGCATGCCAAGCCGACGCCAATAGCGTCACCGGATTTGGTGGCTCGAATATGTTAGCCATTCGGTGTCTGGCGTACAACAATTCAGGGGCATCGTCGGACGGTTTCTATATCAGCGTGAGGGGGATATTTATTAATTGTACCAGTTATGGGAATGGTCGAGACGGATTACGGAGCGGAACTGGTGCGGCGTCCTATTGGTTGAATGGTCTTGCTGAAGGCAATGGCGGATACGGATTCGGGAGCGATTCAGCGGCGGGGTTCAATCCGGTGCTCGTGAATTGTGCCGGTTACAACAATACCTCCGGCAATGTCAACACCACCGCCTACCCGGCAAGTTTACTCGTGGGCTTTCTGACCCTCACGGGCTCTCCGTTTACGAATGCCGGAGCGGCAGACTTTTCGCTGAACAATACGGCTGGTGCTGGCGCGGCGGTCCGTGCGGTGTCCTATCCCGCGACCTTTCTGGACGGACTGACCGCGACCTATCTCGACATCGGCGCGGCGCAACATGCCGATCCGGTTGGTGGCGGCGGCGCACCACGGAGTGCGGGGATGAGTGGGGGGATTTTCTAATGATGCTGGTCACGAAGGGCGCCACGAACGTCACCACCTATTTCCATCTCCGACTGGCGGCGGATGGGACGGACGCGACGGGGTTGACCATTACCGGCATCGATCTGCAGTACGTGCGATCGGGCGTGGCCCCGGTGGCGAAAGTCGATGCCACGGCGCTGGCCGCGACGGACTCGGCGCATAGCGATAACACGGCGATCGAGATCGACGCGACCGATCAGCCGGGCCTGTATCGCGTGGACTGGCCCGATGCGGCCTTTGCCACCGGCGTGGATGAAGTCATCCTCACGGTGAAAGTGGCGACGGCCTTTACCGAGTCCTTACGGGTGCGTCTCCTCGACGCGATTCGCGGGTTGGCGGGCACGGCTCTGCCGAATGCGGCGGCCGATGCCCCAGGTGGCCTCCCGATCTCGGATGCCGGCGGGCTGGATCTCGACACGCAGTTGACGACGCAGATCAACGCCATCCTGACGGATACCGGCACCACGCTGGACGCGAAGATCGACGCGCTGGGCACGCTCGCCACCACGATCGATGGCAAGGCCGACACGATCGACAATTTCCTCGACACGGAAGTCGCGGCCATCAAGGCCAAGACGGACAGTCTCACGTTCACGGTCGCCAACGTGGTGGACGCCAACATTCAACGGGTCAATGACGTGGCGATTGTCGGCGACGGCGCCGCCACGCCGTGGGGCCCCTGATGCACACCGGCGTGCGTGAGGTCTTCGGAGGGATGACGTAACCATGGCGGCGATTGGCAGTAGTTGGGCCGCCGGCACCTCCTGGGCGGACGACGTCTGGGCGGTCGGCACGTGGGCCGCTGCGGGGGCTGGCGTCCCAGCGGGCGGGCTCGATCTCACGACCCTCTTCGTCCGCCATCTGGACGCCCTGTCCGTGACGACGCCGACCGATGATCTCAATACGCTCCTGACGCGCGATGTGGTCACCGTGCGCGCGCTCGAGACCAGCCCAGACGACCTCAACACCGCCTACGCCACCCAGCTGAGCTAACCCCGATGCCCATCCCGGATGCCCTCACCGTCGCCCGCGCCCAAGACTTCCTGACCGTCGCGCAACTCGCCCTCCTCCTCCACGTCCACCCTAAAACCGTCCGCCGTCGCATCGCCGCCGGCCGCCTCCACGGCGTCGCCCGCGATGGCCGCCTCATCCGCATCAACCGCCGCATCGCCATCCACCATTGGCTCACCGCCCTCGCCCCATCCCCGAAGTCTGGCACTGTCTCAGTTTGACGGGCGGATTGGCGTCGCCGCATACTGCGGTTATGAAACGAAAGCGCCCGCGCGATCCGAATCAGCTCGCAAAGCTGATTGTTGGCTTGTCGGTTGGAGAAGCAGTCGATTCAGATCCTGATTCAAACAAGGATCAGAGTGCCATGGAGCGTGGGCGCAAGGGCGGGTTGAAGGGGGGACGGGCGCGCGCCGATAAACTTAGTGACGCAGAACGACAAGCAAGTGCCTCGCGCGCTGCTCGCGCCCGCTGGAAGAAGCGGGAACAGTAGCTGGAGACCGGGATCGGATTCGAACCGATGATGTCGCTGCCATAGGACCTTTGATTTTGACGTACGGCCTCGACTTCGATAAAATCAAAGGTCTGCAAGGACCGCGATGTAGTGTTCGTTCATGGGCGTCTTTCTAAAAGAAATCCACTATTGAAGTGGATAACTACTAGTGGTACTATCATTAACAGGAAAAGGGCTGGGGAGGGCATATACCATCCCTCCCCTTGGGTCACGCGCGCCCTACGCGCCTTGGCCTAATTTGATCACACTCGGCTCCTTTCCTCGCACAGGGGGAAGGGCTGGCGGTCCCTCAGAAGATTTGCCAGCCTGACCCGCGACTCACCTAACCGCCTGCGCGCGATTACGCGCATGACGGGCACCTCGATCAACACCGTCACAACACTGCTGGTTGACCTCGGCACGGCCTGCGCCGGATTTCACGACGAGCGGCATGCGGGCATGACAAGACGGCAACTCGCCGAGCGTGCCCATATGAGTCAGCAGGGAATAAACAAGATCGAGCGCGGCGGAAACGTCACGCTCGGCACCCTTGTCCTGCTGGCGAATGCGCTCGGCTGCTAAATCTCTGATTTCTTTCCGAGGCAAGCGCCGTGGAACCGCTAAGTGACCCCTGTGGCACAGGAATCGTCCCCATAAAAGATTGACCTTGCACCATTCAGCCGCGTTGGGCAATAACCTGATTGCATTGTCTGCTAAACCGATCCTGCTGCGTGTTCTTTTCTTCCGTGAACTAGACGACCCGGACACTTGGGTCGCTCAAGCGTTGGAACATGACATAGCTGCGCACGGCCGGAACATCGATCAAGCCAAGCTTGCATTCGAACGAACGGTTGTAGGCTACATAGAAATAGCCGGACGGTATCAACAAGAACCGTTTGCATCCCTCCAACCAGCGCCGGATGCCTTCTGGGAAGTGTGGCAAAAGATAGCCGTCAGCCAAACGATGACCGCAGAGCCTATGTTGTCGAATACGGGGCACATGATCTCGGCGGTGACCAACGACCCGGTACAGACCGCCCACTCGTGGTCCGGACTGGCGCTCCAAACTGACGTTCAGTCAGTTTCAAGAAATCCTCACAAACTGTGAATGTCGGATGTCCGTGCTCACGACAGAGTTCGAAGGCACCACTTACGCGATCGTGCGTGGGTCTGACGGCTCCGAACCGATCGTGGCTGTGATCTTCATGCCCGGCTCAGCGCCGCATGACTGGGTGCCGCTTGATGTCATTCGCTCAGTCTGCACAAATCTCGGACTGGGACCGGACATCTTCAAAGTGAAGCATTGAAACGCCGTCGGGCAAACTGAGACAGTGCCCGAAGTCTTAACGAATTAATACAGCAATCCCATTATCGGACAGATCCCGTGTCAATCCCCCCACGTGGACTCCTGTGGACTTCTGTGCCCCTTTTTTCACGTTTCCCTCGCGTTTCCGACCATTCCCGCCCACAGTACTCCTTAGGCGATTCAGACCGTGGACCGGGCGCAGCACGGCCACGCCATCGCCCCCCCCACACCAGACGATGCCCAGCCTCGCTCAACAAGCCCAAGCCATCGCCGATCGCTACCACCGCGAAGTCCCCACCACACACGCCCTCAACAGCCATCTCGCCGACCCCGACACCATCGCGATCCTCCTCGAAGCCGTGGGCAAAGGACTCAACAATACCGATAGCTGCCTCGCCGCTGGACTCAACCCCATTACCCTCGGACGATGGATTGAACAGGCTACACAGCACCCCGACTCCGTGCACGCAGTCTTTGTGAACGCCCTAAAACGTGCCCGGTCAGAAGGCAAACTGCGACGGCTGCAACGTATTGAGCGTGCAGCAGATGACCCGCGCTACTGGGCAAGTAATGCGTGGATTCTCGAGCGCACCGATCCTGAGCAATTTGCACTACGGAAAGAGGATGTCAGCGTCCCCCAAGTGGTCGTCCAGATCGGGGTGGCGCATGGCGACGTGAAAGTGGGCGTACTTTCGCCCCCGACTTTCGCCCCGCCCGTCGTCAATATAGACACAGCTAAGTCGTTGGAAACAGAGACATTCGCGCTACCTTCGAGTCTTATAAGCGACGTTCCGTTAACTAACGGGGCACCGTGCCAGCTCGAGCCTGGCGCTGATCTGGATCGGCCGATTCCTGCGGTCGAATCCCCAAGGGGGCCCCACCCCACCGCCCCCCCCGCTGGTGGTCAGGACAGTGCCGCTGGTGTAAAAGGCGGGTCTGTGGCCGGGCCCCGCAAGAAAAAAAGGGGGCGTGCGCGTGCGGCGTCTGGTCAGGGAGTGCCGGGGTGACGCATGCGACGGCGCGGTGTTGCTGGTGTCAGGCGGGGCTAGTGGAGTCGGAGGTGGGGGGGCTGACGTGTTGGCTGTGTCCGACGGGGGCGTGCTGGAGTCGGCAGGTGGCGCAGGCGTTGACGGTGACGCGGAAGGGGAAAGAGGCGCAGTGTTTATTTGTGCCGGTGCCGAAGCAGGTGGTGATGTGGGAGTGCCCGGCGCGGAACATTTTGTGGGGGGGGGCGGCGGGGCCTGGGAAGAGTACGGGGGTGCGGTGGTGGTTGTATCGGCAGTGTTTGACGATTCCGGGGTTTGAGGCGTTGTTGCTGAGGGAGAACTACAAGCAGTTATTGCAGACGCACATTCGGCGGATGGAGACGGAGGCGCGGCTGCTGGGGGCGACGCTGGTGAAGTCGGAGGGGGTGTTGCGGTTTCCGAACGGGTCGTTGATTCAGTGCGGGCACATGGAGGATGCAGACGCGGTGCAGAACTACCTGTCGACGGAGTATGACGCGATTGCGGCGGATGAGGGGTCGCAGTATCCCATCGGCGAGCTGGGCGAGGTGCCGTTGCTGGAACTGTCCACGCGCGCGCGGTCGAATAAGCCATTGGTGCGGGCGGCCGGCGGGGCGAAATTTGTGATTCCCTCCAATCCGGGCGGTCCGACGAGTCAGGCGCTGTTGCAGGTGTTTGTGGATCATGCGCCGGATTTCGAGCGGTATCCGGCGTTGCAGGCGGTGTATGACCCGGCGAACTTTACGTACATCCCGGCGACGCTGGACGACAACCCGTACATTGACCCGGACTACCTCACGACGCTGGCGCTGTTACCCAAGTGGCGGTATGAGCAGCTGCGTCATGGCGATTGGAGAATTTTCTCCGGTCAATTTTTCTCGCAGTGGCAGGAGTCCCACCACGTCGCCGTCTTGGACTTCGATCCAGCGACGGTCCGGTGGACACGCAGCCTCGACTGGGGCCGGAATCAACCGGGGTGCGTGGGCTGGTATGCCACCCTCGGAGACGGGCGCGTCTATAAGCGGTTCGACTGGAAGTTCCGCGGCCTCGATGAGCCTGACGTGGCGAAGGGTATCTTGAAGATCGACGCCGAACTAGGCATTACGACGGTGGCCTATACCGCGGCAGACCCGGCTATTGATAACAAGACTGGCTCGACGCATCGCGACGGCCAGTTTCTCGGTCAGTCGATCATGGAAACCCTCAGGCACTACGGTGTCCCGTGCATCAAAGCCGACAACGACCGGTTTAACGGCTGGCAGCGGTTCCAAGCCTTCTTACGGGACGCTCCGGACGGCCGACCGTGGTTTATGTGTCACCCGGACGCGAAGTACACGGTTCGCTCGATTCCGAACGCGCGGAGCGACAAGAAGAATCCAGACGATGTGGATACCAATGGCGACGATCACGCGATCGACGAGACGCGGTATCAGTTTATGAGCCGGCCGAGTCCGGCTGTGTCTGCGAAGGCACCACACACGTTCGCCCCAGGCACGATGGGTGCGCTGCGTCAGAGTGTTAGTCGAACGTCAGCGTCGCGACTTGGCGCTGAGAGTGTGAGGCGGAATGCGTAGGACGCCGACGATTGCGCGCCTGCTGACTCTTTGTCGCCCAGCGGCAATTCGCCGGTTCGTAGTGGCCGTCATTGTCGATGCGGTCCAACGAGTGGCCAACAGACGGCTTCGGCCCCATGTCGGCAAGGAAGGCGTCAAAACTGCGTCGCCAGCGATCGCACACGCCGATACCACGCCCGCCGTAGTGCGGATAGCTGCTCGTCGTGGCGGTGTGACAGCGGGACAGTGCTCCACACCAGGCGCGATATTCCGGCGATTGCCTTCCATGACGCCCGTGCCCGTGGCGCAGGTTTGCGCCAGTGCGAATATGTTCTGCGTAATAACACCCGCACGACTGGCTGTGCCCCGTGGCGAGATGTGGCGCGCTGACGCTGCGTTCCGTCCCACACGAGCAGCGACAGAGCCAGACGGGGTAGGTGCTTCCGCTCGGCCAGCTCCGCGACGGGAGTTTTGCAACAACCGTCCATCGACCGAACAGCCGACCGACCTGAATACGCTCACGCATGCCGTCTATTTTACTCCAAAGGCTTGCCATGCCCGCTAATGCGCCGCATGGCCTCCAGTTCTGGTGGGACGAAGTGGACCGCGCCGTGCGGATCAACGACGAGCACGCCGCCGCCTGGCAGACGAACCTGGATTACTACGCCGGCACCCCGTTGACGAGCGCGCCGACCACGGATTACGTGAACGTGAACGTGGATTACGCGCAGACCGAAGTGATCGTCTCGCAGTTGTTCTTTGACACGCCGGAACTACAGGTGGTCCCCGGCGCGGGGTTCGAGCCGACCGCGCCCGGTGTCGTGGCCTTCAAGAATCTGTTGAATGCGATCCTCGGGGCCGACCACATCGACGCGCTGACCACCACGCTGAAAGCCATTAAAAGCTGCGTCGCCGTGTCGGGGGTCGGGCCGACGGTCATCGGCTATCAGCCGACGATTCAGCAGATCCCACCGGGCGGGGTGTCGCAGCCGGGGGCCGTGCTGGGGCTGTCGCAGCCGACGCCGGTGCCCGTGTACGAGCAGTGGTTCTGGGACACCCTCTCGAATAAGAAGTTCCTGCGCCCGGCCGACTTCCATGACACCGCGTTCGACACGGCCCCGTGGCTGGCGATGAAAGCCCGCCTGCCGCTCCGGGCGGCGCGCCGGATCTGTCCGTTGCCGCCGGACTTCGAAGGCACGCGCACGCGGGATGAGGCCGTGCTCAATCCCGACGCCCAGGCGGACGACAGCAGCCTGGCCTCCGTCGATCTCGTGCTCATCTGGTATCAGGCGGCGCTCTTCGATGACGACGTGATCCACCCGCTGATCTATCGGCGGCATATTCTCATTGACGGGCTCGAGACGTTCGCCGACCAGGTCGGCCCGGACGGCACCCCCGACCCGATGTGGCAATCGCCGTATCAAACCCTGCTCCCGAATGGCCGGCTGAGTGGCGACTCGCTCATCGGGAATCCGATTCACCCGATCGTCTTACAAGACCTGCCGGATTCGTCGTTTCCGCCCGCGGACGCGCAGATGACCCGGCCGCTCGTGCAGGAGTTGTGTCTGTTCCGCTCGCAGATGGTGCGCGAGCGCGACATTAACACGCCGAAATTCGGCTACAACGCCGAGGTCATCCCCCCCGACGCGGTGGACAAGATCACGCAGGCGATGACCGGGAGTCTGGTGCCCCTGCCGGCGGCGGCGTTTGCGGGCGGCCTCCAAAATAATTTCCAGTTGCTCACGCAGGGCTCGAGCCCGCGGCAAACGTATCTCGCGAACGACTACATCACGCGCGATATTGAAAAGACCCACGGGATCGACGGGGCCGGCCAAGGGGTGACGGAGGACGCGGACGAAACCGCGACGAAGACCGCCGAGGTGGCGCGATCGCGGAACGTACGCCTGGACGCGAAACGGAAGCGCGTGCTCCGCTGGTACCTGAAAGGGGTCGATAAAGTCGCCGCCCTCGTGCTGCGGTTCTGCACCGATCCCCAGCGGGTGGCGGAATGGATCGGCCCCGCCCAGGCGCAGGCGTATCTCACGTGGCGACAGACGATGGTCGCGCAGGGCGATGTGCGGCCGAAGTTCACCGCGAAAGCCGATAGCCAGATCAAGCTGGATGCGGCGGCGGAACGCAAGACGTGGCTGCAGTTCTATAACTTTGCGGCGAAAGATCCGCTGATGAATCGCGGCGCGCTGCTGACCAAGATCGTGCAACTCTACGGCGAAGATCCCGCCGCGTATGTGGCACAGGCCCCGCCGGAGCAGACGCCGGAGCCAAGTCTCGGCTACAGCTTCAAGGGGGAGGATTTGAATCCGCTCTCCCCGCAGTTTCCGATCGTGTTGCAGATTCTCGCGCAGTGCGGCGTCGCGATTGACGCGCAGACGATTCAGGAAGCCAAAGACGGCGCCCAGAATCAGGTCTTGATGGAGCAACTCGCGGCGGTGAACGCCACCGCGAAAGCCGCCGCGAAGAAACCCGCCGGACACGGCGGATTGGCGGACAAGCAGGGCCCGTTGAGTAAGCAGGACAGTGAACAAACGGGGAATCGGCCGGGCGCGGGGCCGCAGGTCCAATGAT